TATATCCTAATCCGGCCGTCCCAGGAGTGCAGCAATACAAGTGGAATGCCGCTAAGGGAGCGTGGGAAACCCTTCAACTTGGAGTGGTTCAGGCGGTAACGGGCACCTTCCCGATTGGAGTGAGTGGCGCGGTTCAAACTCCCGACGTAAACATCGCGCCTGCCACAGCTGCCACTCCAGGTTCGATGTCAGCGGCCGATAAGGCTAAGCTCGACAGCCTCAATCCAAATGCTTCAGTGCAGGCCGTCACGGCGGGAACGGGCCTGGGAGCTCCGAACAGCGGCGACACCATCACAAATCGTGGAACGATTCGTCTTCTCCCCGCCAATGACACTACGATCGGTGGTGTGAAGCCGGGGCCCGGGGTCAGCGTTCAGACGGACGGCTCACTAATCCTCGATCCACCGACCGCAATTGAGATTGGGGGAGTCAGGGCCGGAGCTGGAGTTTCCATTACTCCCGAAGGTGTAATATCTCTCGCGACCGGGTCAACATTCAAGGTATTGGACAATATAGGCACCTCTTTTGATGGCACACGCCTGTCATTCCAACTGACAGTCGGTGGTGTACCATTCACTCCCCCTTCCGCTTCTGCGCTCTTGATATTTGTTGGAGGTATCTTTCAGATTCCTGGGCAAGCATTCAACGTCGGAGGAAACCAAATTCAGTTCACTTCTGCACCCGCGGCTAACCTGACATTCTACGGAGTATCTCTAACCTAATGGCTTACATCTTTCCAGTAAACCCAGCTGACGGTCAGCTTTACCCGGTGCCAGCCATCCCAGGCTCACTCCAGTATCAGTGGAGTCAGTCATTGGGTGTGTGGCTGATTTATTCTCCCCTCGGAGTGCAGTCCGTCTCCGGCCTTCTCCCCATCGTGGTGTCGGATGGGACGAACAACGCCACCGTTAGCATCCTTCCAGCCACACTTAACAACGCTGGCTCGATGTCGGCGGAGGATAAGGAAAAGCTAGACAACATTCCACCGGATGCCAACACTGGCACCGTGAAGCAAATCAATACGGGCTTCGGATTGACGGGTGGTCCTATCACGACGACAGGCACCATCGATCTTGAACCGGCTACGAGGACCACTGAGGGTGGCGTCATCATCGGGGAGAACATCGATGTCGATGCAGCTGGTGTGATCTCCATCCCCGCCGCACGTTTCGGCGTCACCAGCATCAACGTCGGCCCCGGATTGGTGGGCGCACCCTCACCCATCGTCAACACGGGCACTATCTCCGCAGCGTTGGCCACTCGTCTCACAGTGGGCGCAGTGCGTGTAGGCTCCGGCCTTAGTGTGGCCGCCGACGGCACCCTCTCGTTGGCTGGATCACTTCAGTCGGTGGGAGTTTTAGCATGGGGGACTATTGGCATCACAGCTGGTTCTCCCTACACTTTCACACTGAGAGAGGGTTACAACATCTCGGGCATTACTTGGCTGTCAGGTACCCAACCACGTGTTGTGGTCTCCTTCCAAAATGCTTTGGCGGATAATCTCTACGGTGTGTTTCTGACTGCTCGTGTGAGTTCGTTTGGATCTAGTTTGGCGCTAAAGCAGGTCAACCAACTGATCAACTTCTCTTTCAAGACGACAGTTGACGTTCAGCTTAACGCTGTCACTTTCACCACTCTCGATAATACCGCCCAAGGAGGCACCATCACTTGGAACTCTTGGGGTGACATCTCAGAGTTCGACATCATGATCATCGACACCGCCACCTTCTAATGAACGTCATCGTCTACGGCACGTACAATTCTACCGTCTCTTACTTGAACGTGGTGTCAGCAGGCGCCGACGATCTAGAGACTTTCGCATTCAAATACCTAGAGCCTTTTGGTATCCCCTACCAAATTGTGGACCAGATGGATATTCCACCGTCCCCATACATTAGTAATGCTCAGACGGTGGATGCGAGTGTTTCACCACCGACATTCGACTGGGTTCTGGATGAGGCTCAGAGGGCCGCTACTAACTACAATGCGCAGTACTGGCAGGCGCAGTACAACGAGGGATTGCTGGGCCTGAGCATCACCAACGATTACCAACTCCAGCTCGCGATAGCCACGCCTGAGGGTGAGAGAACTGCGGATCAAGTGGCGGCTGTGGAATTCCTTAGCGGGATCAACGGCCTCCAACAGAGTGTCCAAGACCAAATCGATGCAGCCACTTCGGGAGCAGAACTAATCTCCATCCTAAATCAGCTCGGGTAAAACGTATAGAGGGATTTACAGATGGCATTCGTCAAAGCTCAATTTATGGAGCCGCCTGGAAGCGGCACAGGTGCTACTCCAATCGGCGCCGTGAAGGCTGGCCCGGGGGTGTCTATTGCTCCAGACGGCACCATATCTTCCACTGCCAGCGGGGGCACCATCAGTAATGTCGTTCCCAGCAATGGCATTCAGGGTGGTGGAACAGGGCCAACAGTGTTTCTGGGTCTTCTGCCTCCTCAGGGAACCTCGCTTGGTGGCGTTAAAACGATCGATGGATCAGGTATCTCGATCGATTCCGACGGTGTCATTCGCTCCGTAGTGAATGTGCAGATCACTGGGGGTCCTGGAATCAATGTTGTGGATCTCGGTGGCGACGCTTACTCGATTTCGGCTTTGGCGGCCACCAACTCGGTTTTGGGCTCTGTCATTGTTCCAGCGAGCGCAACCAGCGGCCTTAGTCTGGCTCCAAGTGGAGCCCTAACTCTCCGTCCGGCTTCGTCTCTGTTTATCGGTGGTATTAAGCCAGGGACGGGCTGCACTGTTTTGCCAGACGGAACACTGAACGCTACTGGATCCGGTGGAACTATCACTGGCGTCGGTGTTGGCACTGGATTGGGCGGTGGTGGAACTACCGGTGCCGTCACACTATTCCTCCAACCTGCTGGAACAGGAGCCGCCAACAACATCGGTGGGGTGTATGCGGGTGATAACGTAACCATCGCTGCTGATGGTCGTATAAGCGCGACCACAACATCAACGGGCGTGCAGTCGATCACCGCCACACCCGGCGGATCTATTAACATCACGGGCACTTCGGCAAACCCGAGCATCGGCGTAGTTAGTGCCTCCACCACCGTTGCCGGCTCCGTTCAACTCATCAACTCGACCACCTCCTCTCAGGTCGACGGATTTGCCGCCACTCCCAACTCGGTTAAGATCGTCGCAGACGCCGTCGTCACAAAGCTCCCCTTAGGCGGGGGGATAATGACGGGCTCCATTGACTTCGTAGCCGGTCAACCTTTCCCCGGAGTGATCCCTGAGTCGTCATTCACTCAACTTGGTGGGATTCTTGTCGGCTCCTCTTTGGCGCCGGGATATGGTCAGCTTACCGTTGGAACTGACGGTCAGGTTTTGGCCGCTAACTCCCTAGCGCCACTGGGAGTGGAGTGGGTCTCTGCCGGTTCCGGAACTGTTTCGAGTGTCACAGGCACGGCCCCGGTTCAAGTGGCCACTGGCACCACAACCCCGGTCATTAGCGTGGACGCCGCGAGTACGACGGCCGCTGGTATCGTTCAGCTCTTCGATGGAGTTGGAAGCACCTCCACTACGACCGCAGCCACGCCCAACTCTGTTCGTCAAGCCTACGATCTGGCCGCCCTACAGCTTCCGCTGTCTGGCGGAACAATGACTGGCAACATCACCTTCACTGGAACTCAGACATTCCCCGGAACTTTGCCACTCGCAGGTGGTACGATGACCGGAGACATAGTGTTCAACACCGGTCAGACATTCGCGGGCACGCTGCCACTGGCTGGTGGTACGATGACCGGCGCTATCACATTCGCCGCCGGTCAAACATTCACGGGCACGCTGCCACTGGCTGGTGGCACCATGACTGGAGCGATCACATTCGCTGCCGGTCAGACGTTCCCCGGAACAATCTCCGCAACTCTGGTGGATGTCACAGGCGACATCGTTTTCGCATCCGCCGCTAACACTCCAGCCTCTCTCCCAATTGGCACCGCTGGTTCGATTCTCGCTGTCAATGCGGGTCTGCCCGCTTGGCGCACGGCCGCTCAACTTGGCCTACTGACAAGTGCGGCTGCCGCAACCACCTACGCTCCGCTCAACAGCCCGACCTTCACAGGGCCCGTTACAGTCAACGCCGGCGGATCCGGTGGTTCCAATGCGCTCATCGTTAGCGGGGGAAGCTTGATTCTGTCCACAACCTTCACCCCTGGTTCGTCAACTGATACGGGAAGCACGGGTGAGATTTCGTGGGATGCCAACTACCTCTACATTTGCACCGCTCCCAACACCTGGGGACGCATTGCGATTGACTCGACTCCGTTCTGATAACCGATGGCTCTGCTAAACTTCCCAGACAATCCGCTGGACGGGCAACTCTACCCGAATCCTTGCCCTCAAGGGGTGACCCAGTATCGCTGGGACACCAGTACTGGCATCTGGCGGATTGTCGGAGTGGCCACCGGAGTCCTTCCTGGAACCTACGGTAATGACGCCACCGTTGGCCAATTCACGGTCGATGTTCAAGGAGTCATAACCGACGCTCAGAACGTGTCGATTAGAGCAGCCTCCGTCGAGGATACCGGAATAGTTCAGCTCAACGATAGCACCAGTTCTTCCAATACCACTCAAGCTCTGACCGCCAACGCCGGTAAGAAGCTTCAAGATCAGATCGGAAATCTGGATAACTGCACCGTCCCAGATCGTGCTAATGTCGTTCAGGCCCTGAATGACCTACAGGCACAGACCGTTCAGCTTCAGACGGATGCAGCCATCTGGTGTGGCTATTACAATGCCGAGGCGGGAGCTATCTCCTTTGTGAGCGTCATCGGTCAGCGTCTTGGCTATCAGGTGGGCACGAAGTTGCCAGTTCCATCGAATAGGAATGGTGGCGACTTCTTCATCGTCAATAAGACGGGTAATCCCTACATTGCCGGCGACTATAATGCGCCGCAAGTTGTCTGTGAATCTGGCAACTGGATCATGTCGGAGACGGTCAAGTGGTCTGAGGTGCGAGCCTTGGGCAACCTCACCGCCTCGGACATCGCATACACTCCGACGGCTCCGCTCACCGCGATCAACGTTCAGAACGCGATCTTCCAACTCCAGCAGTTGCTGAGAACTTCTGTGGGAGGGGCGACGATCTCCGAGACGAAGCCGCTGAACGCCTATCCCGGCCAGCTCTGGTGGGATAACTCGGACGGCACTCTCTACATCTTCTACATCGACTCCAGCGGTTCGCAGTGGGTGGAGTTGAATACTGCCCCCTAGGGTAAAAACACCTCAGGAACCCGTACCCATCTCATCAAGTTATGCCCCTAAGTAATGCACAACTTATGGTTCCCCCAAATGGCCCTGGGGTTAGAGGGGCCGTTAAGGCGGGAAGCGGTATCACCATTGATGCTGTCACGGGTGCTGTCTCGGCGGACTTAAACGCTTTTTGTAGCCGGATTCTCCCGGGCGATAACATCACGATCCTGCCGAATCCAGGACTCGGCCAAGTAACGATATCTGCCACTATCGCCCCAGACCCGACCAAACTGCTCCCGGTTGGAACAGTTATGACGTTCTTCCAAACCGGCGCTCCTCCGAATTGGATCACGGAACAACTCGGGACGCGGATGCTTCGAGTTGTTTCCACAGCCGGCGCCGGTACAGGCGGTAGTCAGGCATGGGATGCTGTCTTCAGCTCAAAAACTTTCACTGGCTCCGTCTCTCTCAGTGGGGTTAACGCGTCTGGAAACACGACAAGCGCCTCACAGGTGGCAAGTGGATCGATCTCTTTGGGGGGACTGTCTTTAGGAGCCACCTCAGTTTCCACGGCTCAAATCGCCTCGCACAACCACAACTACCAGCCAAGACCAGCAGGCGGTAACAAAATGGGCCAGCAGCAGGGCATTCAAGATAACCAGGGTGATACCACAAGTGCTACGGGATCTAGCGGTGGTCACTCTCACTCTCTTTCGGGAAGCGGCTCATTCTCTGGAAACTCCTACAGTCACGATCACTCCTTCAGTGCTCCCGTCACCGGTAACGCCTCATTCAGCGGAGGCAGCTTCGACTTCTCCGTCCAATACATCGATCTGATTGTCTGTAGAAAACTCTCCAACTAGGGGTAAAACTCTCATGCATCTGTCGGAACCGCTTTACTCTCGACCGCTATGGCCCTAAATCTAGCCCAACTGATGCAAGCCCCTGGAGGTCCTGGGGTTATTGGTGCCGTGAGAGCAGGCACTGGGATCTCGATATCTCCGGACGGTGCGATTAGCATCAACCCAGCAGAGGTGGTTTCTGAGATCCGCGCCGGGAATAACATTACGATCAGTCCCAGTTCTGGCGTTGGAACGGTGACGATCAACGCTTCTGCGTCTGGCTCCGGTGACTTTCCTGCCGGCACCGTGACAATGTTCATCCAGGCTTCGGCTCCCGCCGGATGGACTCAGGTCACCACGCAGAATAACAAAGCGGTGCGTGTAGTTAACAGTAATGGTGGCGCTACAGGCGGCGCCCAGCCATTCACATCAGTATTCACATCTGTTCCCGTAACTGGTAGTGTTTCTCTCTCCGGTCTCTCAGCGAGTGGGGGAAGTACCAACACCGTTAACCAGACGCCGTCTGGTAGCATCAGTCTTTCGGGTTTGAGCGTTGGTGGTACGTCTATCTCTACTAATGAGCTGCCTTCCCACGTTCACAACTATCAGAAAAGACCTGCTAACGGTGGCAAAATGGGCCAGCAGCAGGGTGTGAATGACCAGCAGGGCGATAATACAGGTGCGGCTGGAGGTAGCGGAAGCCACACCCACTCCGCGTCCGGTTCGGGTTCCTTCAATGGTAACAACCAGAGTCACTCCCACTCCGTTTCTGGAGTGTCCGTGAGTGGTAGCGCTTCCTTCAACGGAGGAACTCTCAATTTGGCCGTCCAATACGTAGACGCTATCCTCTGCGCTAAATCCTAACGACAACTATGGCGAAGAAAACCATCTGCCCACTCCTAAGGAAACCTTGCATCGAAGAACAGTGTGCATGGTGGGCGACAGTCCGAGGCTACGACATCAATACGGGCAAAGACGTTGACAATCAACTCTGTGTTGTCAGCACCATGCCGATGTTGCTTATAGAAAACTCGGCTCAACAACGAAGCACGGCGAGCGCAGTTGAAAGCCTTCGGAATGAGTCCATAAACCGCACAGACATCACCAACAAACTTCTTGCCAATGTGGTTGTGGGAGCTATAGTATCAGAGCTTCCATCAACTGACGTTCCTTTCGCTGAATTGCCCCCTTCGTAACATGGCTCGCTACACTTTATTCCCTGGAACTGGAGACGCGCAGATCGACGGTTACCTGGCACAGGATGTCGACTACGTAGGCATTGATCCCACCATTCACTGTGTCCAGTGGTACGATACCATCGGACAGATTGAATACGTTGGCGATGTGATGACCGGCGCCAAACCTCAAAATGAGGACATCACAGACATCACCCCATATCTTCCTTACATCACCAGCGCTCAGGCTATCATCGACGCCTACCTGAATCCCCAGATCTTCTACTCCACTAGCGATTCTACGCTGTTTAACGGCTCTACGGTTCCTTTGGGGAACGAGATCGCTATCACCACTGTTGGTGGCATCCCACCGGCGACAACAACAGATTTGGTCCCTCCCACTCCGGAGGACTTCCAAACTCTCTACTGGTTTAACGACAGTGAGTGGGTTGTCTCAGGTGTGAACCCGAATCTGAATCTGGCTGCCGCTCAGGCTAGTCTCATCACTCTGATCCAGACCTCGGCCACCGAGCAGGCTGATCTTCAGGCCCGAATCTACTCGATGTACCAACTGAGCATTGAGGCCTCGCCGGGAACACTTCCCACCGCGGATTATGCCGGTATCGACCTGGACACCTACCAGGCATACATCGACGGCGAAGTGAGCGCCATGACGGCCACAGTGAACGCCGCCACCACAGTGCCCCAGCTCTACAGCTTCGATTGGCGTGTTGAGGGTGACCCCAACGCCTAAAAATCGAGATCGATCTCATCCTCTGCTTGGGGCTTGAACGTCCCGAGCAACTCCACAGGCGTAGCGTATCCCGCTGCGCCTTTTGATCTATTTGCCTTCGCGCACACCACCGCGAGCCTCGCGTGCTCAAGGTGCCACTCCTTCCACGACTCCCACAGCGCGTCGTCCTTGATCCTCTTCCCAGTCGGCGGCCCACAGAGTATAATGTCCGCGTACGTCAGCATGTTATGGTTCACCCACTCGTCCGCAAGCTGCGCGAAGGGCTTCCCGTGGTGGTCGATGTCGACCCTCGTCCCCTTCCTGAGAAGGCGCCCCGTCACCAGGCACTCGATCGGGTAGCTCGTGGTCGCCTTGTAATCACGGAGCTGTTGCTCCACCCCACGGCGCATCGCTGCCTTGACGGTGTTGAAATGCTTCTCCTCTAGGGTTGCAGTGGTGGCGATCTTTTTGGTAGGATATAGCGCCTCGATGAGTTTCGCCTTCGGGACGGGTTGCCTGGAGCCACCACCCTCGAGGGAGATCATCTTCACTCGTCTCCCGCCCGCCATATCGAAGTAGCGGAGATACACCTGCGTGTCGGTTTTCTGTGCGAGTTTCTCCCACCGCGCCGCGAGTCTGCAAACGCGGAGGATAAAGTCGCGCGGTTCGCCGATGAGGCGGGAATTCGCGCGATTGTTGTCGATGATGCGGCCCACCTTCTGAGTGAATTGGCCCTTGTTTAGGCCGAGGGTTTCCTGAGGGGTCATGCGGCTACAGTAGGTCTGTAGAGAGTGTTACCCAACACCATGTGAGCCACAAAACATCCGTGCCCGCCGAGGAACGGATCTACTCACCCGACTACCGTGAGGTGCTCGAACCATTCGAGGACCAACTCGTTGAAGTCACGGGGAGGATAAAGGAGTTTCGTCAGCACCCCAGAAAGAAACACTTAGAGACCGTTCTCCTTGTCAACCTCATCGTGACACCTATGCCCCTAGGGGAATCCGTGCCGCTCACACATCTCTGGTGTTTGACGCGGCACTTGAAACGTTTGGGAATCCCTTTGGAACAGAATGAACGAGTGAAGTTTACGGGCAGTGTGTACGCGTATCACCGCCTCGGTGGCAAAAGTAAGTCACGTGGGCTGAAAGGCACACACGACTTTTCAATTCTCCCTGTTGGAGCATGAAGATCGAAATCTACGACCTTTGGCGTGGAGGACGCACCGTCTACTATTGGACCCTCTATGATGGCCCCGATGGTATTGACAAAGTGTGTGGCTACGCCACCAGCCTCGAAGAGGTGGTGACCAAAATACTTGACTGGAGGCAACGCATCGCCAATGACTACATCAACTCCCTCACCCCAGACGAACTCGGCCAAGCAGTCCGCGAAGCAGTGGGCAGTGGACCGACTGGCGGATCCGAACACGGTGATCATCGACCTGGAGTCGACGGGGATCCTGAGGCAGGACCCGAACACTGAGATCGTCCAGTTGAGCGTCATCAACACCGCTGGCCGTCCCATCCTCACCATGATGCTGAAACCGGATCGTCCCATGGGCGAGGAGGTTCAGGCCATTCACGGCATCACCAACGAGATGGTGCAGGATAAGCCGTTTTTCCTTCAGGTGGCCAAGGTCATCAGCGCATACCTCGAGGGCAAGCACGTCATCGCCTACAACGCGGACTTCGACATCGCCCTGCTGATGCACATGTTCGACAAGTACCAGGAGCCTCGACCGAAGCTGGCCGCCGCCTCGTGCGCCATGGATCAGTACTCGGCGTGGGTCGGCGAGTGGTCGAAGAAAAAGAATGACGTGAAGTGGCAGAAGCTGCCGAATCTAAGCGGCATGGGGAGCCACGACGCTCTCTCCGACTGCATCTCCACACTGAAGGTGATGCAGAAGATGGCCGGCCTCTTCGACGAGGCTACAGAGAACGCAGATCTCATCGAACTGGACTTTTGACATGACCCAAACCAAATTCGTCTTCAGTTACACCGAACTCAGTGATTTCAGCCATCCGACTGAGATCACGATGGAGATGCCCGAGCGCGTCATTGATGAGATGTGCGAGTACTTCCAGCGGTTTTTGACCGCCGCAGGCTATATCTTCGATGAGGGTGAGACTATTCGGTGTGTGCCTCGTAAGATCGACACCCCCGATTATCAGGGTCGTCTCAACGATATACTTTTCAACACCTCCGACGGTTTCTATCCTTACACTTCTTCCGACCCTAAGGACCACATCCCTGTTGACTTCAATAGCGGTGTCCGTGGCGGTATGGCCGACGACATTATCAAATTCTGATGGAAAACACCAACCCCTGGCTCATCGAAGGCTCCAGCAAAGCGCGACTGGTGAGCCACACCCCCGATCCTGAGGCCATAATGGGCTACATCGCTCGTGTGACCTCCAAGGATCAGACGAATCCCAATGTCGATCGTCTCCTCAGATACTGCGCCAAACACGGTCACTGGTCGGTGTTCGAGCAGGCGAGCATGACGGTGGAGGTGGTGACCCCCCTTGCCATTGCCGTGCAGCTTCTGCGTCATCGAAGTTTTTGCTTTCAGCAATTCTCCGGACGGTACGAGGACCAGCAGGAGATGAAGAACCACACCGACGGACTGTCGGCGCACTTCAACATGTTCTACGTGCCGGAGGAAGCGCGTGTCCAGGATCCTAAAAACCGACAGAACAGCATACCAGCTGGTCACGGAGACCTCACCGATGAGATGTGGGGCACTATGTCCACCGCTTACACGGTCGCGACTCAGTGCTACAAGGATCTTCTCGACCGTGGAATCGCTAAGGAGGTCGCAAGATTCGTTCTCCCGCAGGGCGTTTATAGCCGTCTGTACGTTACAGGTTCTTGCCGCAGTTGGATCCATTACATTGGGGTGCGTGATGACGAGGGTGTCGCTCAGTTCGAGCACGTCGAGCTCGCCCGAGCCTGTAAGTCGGTCT